AACTGCTGGAGCGAACCAGTGGACTGACGGGTCTGCGGGTTGACCGCATACACGTTGGCGATGGTGAACACGTCGCCGACGGCCAGCGTCTGGGAGCCAGTGCCGGTGATGTTCAGCGTGGACTGACCCTGCGTGGACACGGTGGTCGTGACAGTGTGAGCGCCGGTACGCGAACCAGTCGTGAACTGCTGGATCGACTGAGACATGTTGATCTCTTCGTAGCCCAGCACGCCCTCGCCCATCAGGCCGTTCTTGAACTGGCGGGAGATCGTGTCAACGGGGTTGAAAAGGCCCTTCATGCCTTCGACCAGACCGGCATTGGCGGCCGGGTTCACGGTCGCGTAGCGGTTCGGCATCATGGCGGCGAACTCGTTCAGCTTCTGCTGGCCCTGAAGCAGGACAAGCGAAGTGGCCGGGGTCGTGCCGGGGGTGCCGACAGCGTTGTAGATACCCTTGTAGGCGTTGGCGACGTCGGCGTCGATAGAGGACGCAAGCTGCGAGATACGCGGCTTGAGCACACGGTCGGCGAAGTCGTCGAGCTGCATGGTGAGTTCGGCAGACGTGAAGTTCACGCCGATGTGCTTCTGCGAAGCAACCGTCAGGGTCGTGAACTGCTCGTTGTCGTCCTGCACCTGAAGGGCGGCACCGTCGGTCACCAGCGCACGGTCGGGCAGACGGATGCGCAGGGTCGAGCCGATCTTGGCACCTTCGACGGCGAAGCTGTCGTCGTACTGGCGGTTGACGTTGCGGGTAATCACCAGGTTGTTCTCGAGGATTTCGAGAGCCTTCCGGGTGATCATGTCGATAGTAAGAAGTGAGTTACCCATGTTTTTAATTTCCTTGGGTTATTTGCGTCGTTGTGCCTCGTACTTCTTGATCTGGCGCAGCCGCTCCGCTTCGATCCATTCCGACGTTGACATGTTCTTCACAGAACGCGGGTCGGTCGTATCATACGCGGTCGTACCGGAAGAGGTACGAGCTGTGACCGGAGCAATAGGCGCCGGGGCGGTTGAGGTCTTTTTGGCCGGTGGATTGGAGGCCAGCTTGGCTTCAATCTTCCCGATTTCCCGTGCCTGCAAGAGCGGGTTGAGACGCGCAATCCGTTCGGCTTCCTTGGGGTTCGATCCGAGGTAATAGATTACGTCGGGACCGATTTCGGACGCCTGAATGGTTTGCGCCATCGTGTCCGTGACCGGAAGCTTGGGGTTGTAGGCGACCTGTTCAAAGTCGTCGTACTTGCCGCGGGCTTCCTCTTCACGGTCCTGATAGGCATCGAGCATTGCCGTGCGTTCGGCTTCGGCTTCACGCTGGGCCAGGAGTTCCTGTGCTTTGCGTTCGGCGATGGCCTCGGCGTATGCTTGCGCGTCTGCGAAGTTGTCAGGCTTTAACGGTTCCGGCGGTGGAGCCGGAGGCTGGGCCTTGAACTTCTGCGCTTGCTCGCGCTCCCATTTCCGTTGCTCTCTTGCGAGACGTTTGCCGACGATTGCGTCCAGTTCTTCCTGAGTGAAGGTCTTGGGCGCTTCCGTAGGCGTCGGTTCCGGCGTGGAATTGTCTGTGACGGCAGCAGGCTCAGCCGTGGGGGCCTGTTCCGGCGCGGGCGCACCCGCTAGTTCGTTCTCGGTCATTCACGTACCTTTCGGTTCCTGGCGTACCCTGCCAGTAGGGGTAGTTTTCTGTAACACGATTTGTTACGGCAGTCAAACAGGCGCCTGCTCCAGCGACGCCCTGTAAGCGGCGATGACAGCCGGCGTGTGCGTGGCCTTGCAGATGGCCTTTACACGGGGGTCTTCGTTGGCGTAGTCGTCGCCAGGCATGATGACATGACGGTGGAACGAACCGCTGATTTGTTGGCCGTCTTCCATGATTGCAGTTTTGGTACGAACCTGCACGCAACCGTTTTCCGTCACTTCGATCATGTCGACGATTTTTACTTTTTCAAGTGGCATCATAGCCTCCATTTAAGTTGCGTTTTACGTAGAGTAAAAACCAGTAATACGGATAATTGTCGTATCGGATATATTGGCCTGCGTTAGCGCCCCGGTATAATTTACCTCGTTATTTTGGAGTTGTATAACTGAGGTGGTGGGGTTGATCCATGCCCCTACAGAAGTTGTACCTACAATTCCCGTGGCAAACGGTGCGTTAATTTGCTGCGTAATGGTAGGCGCAGCCGCGTAAGGCAACCCAGCAATAGTCACAATACCAGTCAACGCACCTTTACTGGTAAGCGCAATATCTACGGAAAAGTTTACGATTTTTCCTACCCGCGTGTATATGCCAAGTTGTGCGGAGTAGGTGATGCCTGTTGTAGCCCCGCCAATATTCAAAACAGGCGTAAACGTGCCGTAATCGTTGGACCTGAACTCATTAACCGCCGTAGCGTCTGTTGGCGTGTTGCCAAAATAATCGCCTACAGAAGAAAATGAGAATGTGTTGCCAAGCCCAGAGATAGCTACGGCTGCGGCGCCGTTGATGTACGCATTACCAAAAGACGCGACCGGCGTGCACGAAAACCCTATTTTAAGGCAATTATTACCTACAGTTGTCACTATGACGTTGCTAATCAGGTCTAATTGCGTCACCGAACTGCCCGTTGAACCGACCAGTTTGGTATTGTAGGTTTGGATATTCGCGCCTGTAGCACTCTCCATTTGGTTGCCGGATACGATGATGCCGATGCCGCCGCCTAATCGGATGTGATTAAGGCACCCATTAAAGTTATTAGTTGCAATAACATGCGTATAGCCGCCATCATCCGCAATACCGTATGTAGTTGCGGAAGAATTTATCTGGCAGCGGGTGATAGAAATTCTGTTGGTAAAACCGGATAGTGAACCGGGAGTATAGTCAGGCCCGTCAACAAGCCAAATGCCAGCGCCGCCAGCAATGGGTGTCCCTAACTGGCACAGATCAATTTCAGACAACTCCGTTTGGTCAAAGATAATGCCGTATTTGAAGCCGTACACCTCGATTGACTGGCAAACAACAAACGTACCGCAAACGTCGACGTAGCCGCCATCGACATTGGCCGGGTTGGTGCATAAAATGCCGATGTCCTTGATTGTTGTGTAGACGCCAGTTGAAGTGTTAATCGGCGAGGTCATTTTAATACCCGCGCCGGTATGGTTAAACGACAGAATGCTAGTACGATACCCTTCACCAGCCAGCGTCACTTTTGCGGCCATGTTTATGGTTGCGTTGCACAGATACGTGCCTTTAGGTACGAAAACAACGCCTCCACCAGCAGCGTTAGCGGCCGTAATAGCCGCTTGAATGGCTGCGGTGTTTGTGGCCGCTGCCGCGCTTGGGCTGGCTCCATAATCGCGCACGTTTATAACGTCGCCTTCGATCATAGAGTAAGATACTTTTGTCAGAGACATGTTGTTTCTCTTCCGCTGAATACTTAAACCGTATAACTTATTGCAAACGCAAAATTTGTATTACTGCCAGTATTTGCCTCTGTCAGTCTGGTTCGCGTTCCGGTTCCGCTGTAATAAACCCACATAGTGTTTGGTGTAACATCGACGCCGAACAAAACTTGAATTTGACCTGATACCCCTGTCAAATCATCTGCGTACAATACCCCGCCAACATAATTTCCACTTGCCGTACTGGCAGCAAAAGGAAGCCCCCCAATAGAAAAATTACCGCTTGCCGTGGTTTCGCCAAACTGAAGGTAGCCCTGAAGACTTACAATTCGCCCTACTTTTGTATATCTGCCAACTTGGGAGGCGTATGCAAGATTGCCATTTGAAACAGAAAAAATAGCGGTCGGCGTCCACGTACCCTCTTCGTAGTCGTTCAGCAACTCGCTGGTCATGCCTGCGGCGTGGGTGTTAGCCGAAAAGTCGATGCCCTTGCCAGCGGTACCAACGACGAGGTTGCCGGTAGCAAGCGTTTGATTGCCTGAAAACGAGTTGGCTGCGTCCGTGCGAGCGGCGGTAAAATTTGCGTCAGGCACGGTCATTACACGGGTCGCCGATACTCCAGGCCCAGCAATCTGAAGCAGCCCGGTTGTAGCGTTCGAGCGAATATTTTTAACCGTCAAATCATCAGTAGCAACTTTGACTGTCTGATTTGACTGCACAATTGGCAACACTTCCGTACCTGCAAGCGGTAGGCTGGCACCGGTAAGCTGCGAAATTTTTTTGTCGGCCATGATAGTCCTCTTACGTAAACAGCACTTCAATGCTGGACGTTATTGGGGGTGCAGCAGAGAATGTCAGCGTAGTGGTTGCCAAAGTATATGTGTTTTTCTGCTGATAGACGCCGTTGATATATACCTGCGTACTGTTAATATCTGTCGGTGCAGATGGCAGGGTAAATATCGTTTGCGCGCCGGTGCCAGTAAAGTTGGCGACCACCGGCGCAGCGTTAAAACTGCCACCTATATTATCGTATGTTGCAATTAAAACGTCTGTCGACGTTCGCACAACAAATTTGTATATCTGCTCGTAATCCAACCAGATTTCGCCGCCAGGAACGCGGCCAGCGGCGTCCAAAATAATCGGGTTAGTATGTGGCGTAACGCCAGTTGAGGAAGTGTAAGATACAAGCGGTGTTGTGGTGCCGGCAGCGTATGTGTACAGTTTTCCACCGGTTAACGGATCGCCATTGTTATCAAACAACTGAGCGCCGACGCCAGCAAATATGGACAGCGTAACCGTTGGCATGACGCTACTCCAAAAGGATCAAACCGCCGTCCTCTTGGACGAGGTTTTCAAGGTTTTCAGTCTCAAGGTTGCCCTGCGCCTGATCCGGCCCATAACCTGAGAAGAACGAGATGATACTCCCGAGGCCGATGGCAATGCCGTTTCTGAGCGCGCCCGCGAACCCCATGGTTTAGCTCTTGTTGATCGGCTTGCAGTAGACCGTGCCGCCGGTCGCCACCTGAATGGCGCTCACCCGCCACGGAGCGCCCGTAGTATCAAGCGGCACCGCAAACGGGATCGGCGTGAAGGGCGGGATCGGGGTGCTGGCGGTTGTAGCGACCGCGCCGACGCCGACCTCGACGTAGCAGGCTTGATCAGACCACACGACCACGCCCTGCGGGCCAGGAAGCCAAGTGGACGTGTTCCCGGCGGTGCCCGTGTAAGCGACCGAATAGGCCGGGTAGTCGGCTTTGGAAAGAGGCTTAAGAAGTTCCATTACGGCGTTCCTTATGCAAGGAATTTCAACTTATACAGTGTGGTATAGTACAAACCGACGATTTCGTCGATGACATTCTGGAGCGGGGTGCACTCGCGGTCTACGACATCATACCGAATACGCTCAATTTCAGCCGCCTGATCTTCCAGAAACTCCACGACATTGCTGGTCTTCTTGGCCGACATGAGCGCAATCGGCCCGATCAGGCCGTACTTGCCTTGGTACATTTCGGCAAATTTGTCAGCAAGATCAATGATCCCATCATAAAACCCGCCCAGAGCCTGGTGCTTGGCAAAGGACCGCGTGTTGAGGTGCACGGAGTGCGTCACATCACGGGCCAGAAACAGCATACCAATAAACTTGTCGCAACCGCTCATATCGGTGCCCCCTCCGTCATCTGCGGCATCATAGGTGCCTCTTCCATCTGGGGCATACCGCGTTCAGCCTCCATCTGGGGCATCATGGGCCGACCAGGCGAGATGTCGCCCGTTTCTACTGCGGCTGCGATGGTGCCCATGACAATGTCCTGTATCTGGTCGGGCGTCATGGCCTGCTGCATGGCGCTGATCCGCTTGGTTTCAGCGTCATACGCCTTGATCCGCAGTTCCTGCGCGTCCATGGAGTTCTGGATGTTCTCCACCAGCCCCATGGTCTGGTTCAACTGCTGCGTCAGGGCCTCGATCATCTGTTCGGCCGCCTGAAGTTCCGGCGGCTTGTCGTCTTCCGCCAGCACCTTCGGGTCAATGATCTTCTTGAAGCGGGCCGCCATCTCCTGCGCCCCCGGCCAGTCCATGTTCTTGATGAACAGGTCGCCGGCCACCTGCCAAAGCTGCGGGCTGGTCTGGAGGATGTTGGCCATGGCCTCGACGGCTTCCTGGCGCTTGGTCAGGTAGCTGGGGCCGGTCGTGATGATGACGTCGTAGGTGCCGACCGACGGGTTATAAATCTTCTCGATCACGTTGCCCATCTGGTCGCGGATTTCCTTGACCGGCTCAGGCTGCATGGGGTTGATCTTGGCCATGCCGACTTCACCGTCCACGCCGATGATGCGGGCGATACGTTCGGTGTCGTAAATCTTCGGAATCAGGTCCACAAGCTGGCGGGTGACGTGCCGGATGGCGCGGCCCAGATTGTCCACGAAGTGGTACGTGCCGGTGTCGCCCTCCTGCACGCGGGCAAGAATGGCCTTGCCGGAGCGCTCGTTGCCCTGCTGGCCCAGCGAGGCGTTGTACTGGCCCGTGGTGGCCTTGATGTCCTCCGCGGCGCCCATCTTGGCCTGGATCAGGCCCGTCTGCGCCAGCGGCGGCTGAGCACGCTGCGGTAAAGGCAGTACATTGCCCGCGCCGTCTGTCACATCCGGGTTCACTTCAAGGTACGGCCAGTTGTTCGTATTGGCCGTCTTCCACTGCATCTCGTAGCCTTCAAACTGGCCGCCATAGCCAATGAAGGGTGCCTTGGGCGCCAAGGCCAGCATTTCGGCCTCTTGGCTGACCCAATAGTTGTACATGCGCTGCGCATCCTTGGCGTTGCGCACAAGGCCCGACACGTACAGCCGGCCGTCAACCTCAAACTCGTTGCCGATCACGCGGACGACGGGTATCCACTTACCCGGCCACTCGCGCTCGTCCAGCACCTCGTAGCCGTTGGTCTTCATCCACATGACGCGCTTGCGGTCCACCTGACGGGTGCGGACCGGCTTGCCAAAGAGAGCCTGAAGGTTCTTGTCCTGCGGCGAGTTCTTGAAGGCCGTGACGTTGCCCGGATAGAGGTGCAGCGTGTCCTTCTTGTGGTCGATGTAGAAGTATTCCGCGATGCGGATCGTGTTTTCACTGATCCACATGCTGAGCGACTGGTCGCCAATGCCCCGCGTCATGATAGACGATACGGGTGCTGCGTCCGGGAACATGCGCTCGTAGTCGGCCTTCAGCACGTCCTCGGTGATGAAACACCACTGCGCGTCCGCCCCGGTCGGGTCCTGGATCATGGGGTCCATGTAGACGCTGAACGAGTTGCGCACGCGCCCGATCCGCAGGTCCTGATCGAAGCTGTCCTCGCGGGCGTATTCGGTCAGGATGCGGATGTAGCCTTCGCCGTAGGTTACCTGGTTGTCGCAGGCGGTGTCGTAGGCCACGTCGGCGTCGGACATATATTCGATGTGCCGAATGATGCCGTCGAAGATTTCCGCCACCTTGACGTCGGCGTTGTCGTCGGCCGGGATCACCTTGCCGCTGGGCCGGTTCTGGCGCTGCTGGTTCGTGACCTGACGGACGTGCTGCGGCAGCTTGTTGATGGTCAGACATGGCCGCGCATTGATGGTCTGGCCCTGCACCGACCCGCGGGTCGCCAGCACGTCAGCCGGCCACTGCCACTGGTTGTCGGGCGAACCTGCCATAAACCGGAGGTCGTCCAGTTCGTCTTCGCGGCTCTCGCCATAAGCCGAAATGGCCATCGTGAAGCGCGAACGCATGGTTGCCAGCAGGTCGGACTGGTCCGACCCGCCGTTGGCGACGCGCGCTGCGCCCTTGATGCCGTCGTCATTCATCCGCGGCCGCCCCTGCGCCCGGCGCCCACGTCGCCGCGTCCGGTATTACCGCCACCAGACGACTTACCGCCGCCAGAAGAACGCGAGCCGCCGCCGCCGCGTGACGGTCCAGCCACACCGCCTTTGTTGAAGGCGTTCTGCTGCGTGCGGTTGTATGACGACATGGGTGTCTTGGTGGCAACCCCCGACTTGGTGACGGTCTTGCCGGTCGTCTTGCCGGTCGTAAAGCCCGTCGTGTTGCCCGTCACGCGATTCAGCCCCATCTGCGGGCCTGTCTTTCGGGTCGGCGTCAGTTTCTCGCGGATCGTCGTGCGGATGGTTTCGCCGAGATTGCGCTTGGGTGCGCCTGCCACAGGGGCCGCCTTGCCGGCGCGGACAGTTGCTTTGGGCGCTCCCGCCGTCGGGCCAAGGCGGACGTCGTTCAGGGCCATAATGCCACGGCCGCCGGGCACGCCCGCACGGCCCATGGGACCAATCGGCGCGCCGTACTTGTTGGCAACGGCGCCAATGCGCTTGGACCCCATGGCAGGCGGCGGCTTGATGTCACCCTTGAGGCTGCGCGTAACGGTCGGACCTGCGCGCATCCTGACGACGTCAGTAGGCAGATCGCTTTTCTGACCGACCGTGTAGACGACCTTGGGGTTCTTGGCAAAAGTGCTTTCGGTAACCGACTTCTTCGCCATCTTACTTGCCTTTCTTGCCCATGGCCTTGCGCTTCACGAAGTACGCAATGGCGGCGGCCTGCTTCTGGGGCTTGCCAGCCTTGATCTCGGCCTTGATGTTCTTGCGGAACGCCCCCTTGGAGGCTGATTTTACCAGCGGCATGTCACTTTTTCCGTGTTTTGGCGGCTTTTTTGAATGCCGCGGCCGTTGGCGCACCCTTGGTGCCGGGTTTTCGCATCTTTTCGCCGGAACCAGCGGCGATCCTGGCGCGTTTAGCATGAATATTACTGTAAAGCCCCGGTTTCATCAGCATTTCCACCGTTTCATGGAGGCTTTGGCCCGTTCGGCGTTTTTGGACTTGGCGACCACGCCGCCCATGCGGGCGCAAAACGACGCCTTGCGGCCCTTGTCGGCCTCAGTCTTGGGGTTGGGCGCGGGTGGCTTCAGCTTGGACCCGGTCGCGGCATTGTAGCGGGCGCGGCCCTTGGCCGTGAGGCCAGCGCCTTTGGAGACGGGCAGCTTCTCGCCCCGTCCGACCGACAAAGACACGCTCTTGCGCGCCATTAGCTGCCCATCCAACTCGTTAAAACGCCAGATTGACCATACGACCGCTTAGGTTGCTTGTCAACGCCGCTTGCCCGTGAGGCGACAGGGAACGCGAACGTAACGGCAATCGCGTCCGCGGCGTCGGGGCTTGCGAGCCCACGGGCTTTCATCTCTTTCTTGCCTTCGAGGAAGATCGTCCCCTTGCTGTCCGGCTTCATCAGCGGCGAAATCAGGTCCGTTTTCAGCAGCTTGTCCGGCGGGATCGACGCGCTTTTCAGCCATTCCCGCATCGCTCCCCACATCTCGGCGCGTTTGTTGCCGTACATGATCGGTTTGCTGCTCTTGTTGCCAAAGTTCACTCCCTTGACCTTGTACCGCTGCTCCTTCAGCCGGTCCACGACGCCTGCGCCGAGGCCACCCTCGTCGATCACGACGAGTGCCGGGTTGTACTCCTCGATGGCCTCGATGACGCGGCCTACGACTTCCATGGTGTCGTCACCACGGTATCGCTTGATTGCCACGATGTCTCGGCCTTGCCGTACCGCGATAACTGTAGCGTCGGCACCAAAACGTGCCGGGTCCACGCCGAGGATAGTCGGCGCCGAGGTGTCCTTATAGCGGGGTCGTCCCATGGCGTCGTCGACGAGATGGACGGGGATGAACTGGTCGTCTCCAGCCGAGGGAAACTCGCCGTAGACCTCAACATGCGCCTGAACACTGTCAGGCCCGTATTCCTGGATGATTTGCTCATACACAGCCTTGTCGGTGCCCTCGACGGAGCGCGCGTCGACGGTCTTGTTGCGCCAGAAATCGCGCTTGGCGTTGAACGCTTCGTAGAAATAGCCGGTGTTGCGGCGCGGGTTGGAGAAGGCCAGCCAGAAGCGGTGCGGCGTGTTTTCGGTAAAGAAGCCCGCGGCGACCGACCAGATGGCGTCGGAGATACCGGACGCTTCGTCGAAGATCAGCATCACGCCGTCGAAGTTGTGGACACCCGCGTAGGCGTCGGGGTTCTCCTCCGACCACAGGCGGCCCTCGACACCCCAGTAGCGCGTGCCTTTCTTCAGGTCGCGCTCGACCAGTTCGGTGAGCCACTTGGCCGGCATGACGCGGGTGGCGCTGACCTCAAACCAGTGGCTGTTCATTGAGAGGGCCAGCCACTTGGTGATCTCGGCCCAGGTGACCGACCGCAACTGCGTCTCCGAGTTGGCCGACACGATGATGGTGCTGCCGATGCGGGTGGACAGCATCCAGATCACCAGCCAAGAGACGAGGGCCGACTTGCCGATACCGCGGCCGGAACTCACCGCCATCCTGAACGTTTCGTAGTCAATCCGGCCGTTGTTGGCTTTGATGTGGTCCGCCAGTTCGCGCAGCACCTCGCGCTGCCACTTGCGGGGGCCCTGGAAGTGTTCAAGCGGGGTGTTGGGTTGCCCCCACGGAAAGTGATGGAGGACGAACTTGAGCGGATCATCCTTGAGCGACGGCGCCCAGAGGGACGCCATCAGCGCCTGTTCGTCTTCAGCCGAATATATTGGAACTTGCATCCGGGAGCGCCGTGTGTTCGGTCGGTGTTTCGTCCGTGGCCGTCAGGTTGATGACCCGCCGCTGCGCCTCTTCGAGCGCGGCCGTGATGGAGATCTTCTGCTCGACCGTCACCTCGACGGCCTGCTTGGCGACCCAGCCGTGGCTGTAGCGCAGGACGTTCAGCGCGGCGTTGGCGTCGCCTTCGGCCGCCGCGGTGTGCAGGACGGTCGCCATCTCCAACTCGCCGTCAGCGCGGCCCTTCTGTTCCGCGAACGCCGCGATGGGGTCGAACTGGGTCAGTTGGCGATATTCCTGCGGCAGCATCCCTGCGGCCAGCGCCAGGCTGTCGCCCTTAAGGCCCATCTTGGCAGCTTTGTAGATCGCCTCCAGACGCGCCTCTGTGGCCTCCAGCTTGCGCGGCTCATAGGGTAGGGAGTGGAACATAGCGTGAAGATAGCAGCGGTTTGCGTTTAGGTCAAAAAATAAAAAATTTTGTGCGTGATCCCTTGCCACAGCAACGCAGCGCGCCGCGTGACCTTGCCCCCCCCCGTCCTTGCCGGCCCCCAGCAAAAAAGCAACCACAAACTGCATAACACCTAGAGTTGTCTATCGTAGAAGTTGCAGCATGATCGCCGTGCGGCTAGGCGTCGTCGACGGCGTGCTCGAGGACCTTTCTTGCTTGGCCGCCATAGACCTGGGCACGCTGGCCTATGCGATACTCAAGCTGTCGATCGACGTGAAGATATAGCACGCTCTTGGCCGCGCGTTGCAGTAGCTCGACCTGGCAAGGCAAGTGCGGGCGAGCCAGCAATTCAATGGCCGAGAACTGGCGCCGCGTGATGCGCCGGCCCTCGAGGCCGGTGGCGGCCCATGATCGAAGGGCCGTCGCGTCTTCAACGAACGTGATGGGCAATATGGGTAGCTTGTCAGTCATGTGGTTTCTCCAAGTTAACGCATAACGTTTAGCGTTATTCGTTACGCTTGTCAACGTGGCGCTTGAGGCGTCGGCGTCGGGGCGATGGGCAATATGGGCAATATGGGTAGTCGGTTTTTTTTTCATCCGCCTCTACAACGGAAATCTTTTATTCCATAATATTACACAACTCATTAGCTGATAGTTTAGCAATACCCATAATACCCATAGCACTGCGGCGCCGACGTTTTCAGCTCCAAACCACCACCCCGACAACTACCGCCAATGGGCACCCATGCAAAAACCCGCCAGTTTTCCGGCGGGTTTGTTCGTTTAAAGCAAGGCCTTGCTTTAAATCATCCCGCGTCACTTGTCAATAGACGCGGCGCTGTGGTCCAAAAGCCGCCTCGAGGTAGCTCGAGGGTGTTCCGCTCAGCGGCGCTGTAACGGTATGCAAGGCGCGGATCGGCGCACCACGTATCGCCAGTCCAGTAAAGATCACCTGCAAGGCCGCGAACAATAATCAGGTTCCGCATGTTCATCCCTTTCACCAAACGTCACGCGCGGCGGCTTGCATCGACGTCCAGCCGGGATAGGCGTCATCCGCGTCGACGTCGACGCGCGTCTGATGTAGATCCGGCACGTGCCGGCCGGGCATATACTCGTCGTCGAGCGCGTCGAACATGCGCTCGACGCGGCGCTCGATGGCGTCCTCGGTCAGCTTGCCAGCGGCGTATTGTTCCTGCGCCCATGCGTCGATTGCTTTGGCGCGGCGCTCATATTCTTCGATCGACATATCGTAGGCCATTGTTTTTCCTTTCTTGTTACTGCTTCGGTTCATACGGAACGTCTACAGGCGTCGGCCAGGTCTTTTTCGTGATCAGCACCACCTTGACGCCATCAAGCCCGAGAAGGCGGGCCAGGTTAGGGTGGATTGCCTTGCGTGTCATTGTCTTTCCTCCATCGTGTTGACAATGTGCATAACATAAACCAGCGCGGCGATGATTGCAACACATTACTTTGCAAAATAATTGTTGACGGCAATCCGACGCACTGGCATATTGTCCACATAACGAAAGGAAACGTGAATATGCTTACTACCGAATTCCTGGAAGGCTGGAATGCTTCGCAGCCCGATTTGGACAATCCGTACCTTTGGTCGAGCGATGCTTGGCTGGCTTTCATGGCGGGCGCCGATTTCGCCAAGCGCGGCACAAGCGCGCCGATTAAGGCAAAGAAGTCACGCGGCAATGTCATTCGCGCTTGGACAACCGGCGGAAACGAATTCCGCGTGATCTACGATAACCATTACCGCTTCCAGCGCATCGAGCGCGTCTAGAGCCTAGCAGGCCGGCGCCAAGCGCGCCGGCTCACTAGACCCTAGCAACCAACGAAAGGACGGAAACCATGCTTATCCCTACCGATTTACTCAAGGCCGCCATCCTGTGCGCCTCATCTGAGGAAACGCGCTATTACCTGCGCGGCGTGCATCTCAGCACGACGGGCCACATGGTGACGACTGACGGCCATCGCCTCTTCTGTGCCAAGCTGGCCGAGGCCGTGCCCGCCGACGTCATCATCCCGCTCGACGACGTCAAGGCCGCGCTTAAGCTGGCGCCCAAGAAGGCCGCCACGATCGAGCTGAACGGTAACGCTCTGGGCGGCGTCGTGTTCACGCCCGTGGATGGCACGTTTCCCAACTGGAAAGCGGTCATTCCGGCACCGGAAGGTTATCAGTCCGGCGATATGGAAGGCCGCGCGCATTTCAATCCCGAATATATCTATGACCTGGGGCAAATGTCGCGCGCGCTCGGTTCCAAAACGGGCTGCAACTTCCGCCTTCACGCATGGGATAGCGCAAGCCCGCATGGCGTTACCTTCGGCGGGCGCGAGGATTGCTTCGCGGTCATCATGCCCATGCGCCAGCTTGCTACCGACGCGGTTCCGGCTTGGAGCGTCGCGCGCGCTATCGCGTAAACAAATCATTGACGGGCGGCCTAGTCCGCCCGTATACTATCCACACTAACAACCAAACGAGGGAAAACAAATGTCCGACGTCTATAATCAACACCGCGCCAGCTTCCCGCATGTGTCCGCCTATGTCGTCATGCATGACGGCCGCCAAGTGGCCACAATCGCCTTCAAGTTTCCGCGCGACGGCGCTGGCCGCCTGTATTGCTATGCGCATTTCTTCGGCGTGCACATGGTGCGCGGTTATGCCGGCGGCTATGGCTACGACAAGAAGACGGCCGCCTGTAACAGTGCCGCGCGCAAGCTGCCCGCCAGCTTGCCGGAAGGCTACGAAGGCAACGACGTGTTCACCGCGTTCAAGGCCGCGCTCAACCGAGACGACGGGCACGAGTGGCGCAATAACCTTCGCCATCAAGGCTTTGACGTGTTGCAGGCGGTGTAACCATGTTCCGCGATCTCGCCTTCCTGGCCCTCCAAGTGTTTAACGTGCTCGCCCTATTGGGCGCGGCCTATGCTTTCCTGTTCCTCTTTATGCTGGTGACACCATGACCCCCATGTTTTACGTGAACTACACCGTTCAGTGCTGGAAAGATGACGTTTGTCTTTTCGAGACCGATTGCGAGCTTGGCATTTTCTACGAATTGCCAGATGGCCCCGACGGGCCTGTTGATTGGGACGTCGTCGAATTTTATTTCAGCGACACGAAAGACGGCAAGCCGGTTTACACCAAGATCAACCGCCACGAACCGCTGTTCCACGTCCTCTATAAGGACCTCGACCGCGATTACTTGGACGAGCGCATCCGCGAAGCCCTCGCCGAAAGCGGTATCGTGGACTTGTACGAGGTGCCCTATCATGCGCCCTAGGTATCCCGCCGGCTATGATGCGCGGGGCCTCATGCCCGACGCCGATCGGCTGGCGGAAGCGCACCACGTGCGCCGCGACCCTGACACCGCCGAGATCACCTGGCCGCCGTCATCCATGGCGGCCATCCTGCGAACCCTGAAATTGATCGACACTGAAAAGGACTTGGACACATGACACGCGACTATACGGACTTTATGAACATGACCGGCGAAAACCTGGCGAAATACGCCTATGAACACGCCAACGGCAATGAATTGATTATGGCCCTTGCGGATCAATTGGCAGACCTTGACGCGCTCATAAACCAATTGGAGAGCGCCAACGCGGGCCTGCAATCCGACCTGGAAGACGCTGAACGCCGCGCCGATAGCTGGCGGGATGAGGCTCAGGCGGTACAGCGCCAGCTTGATATGGTGCGCGGATGAGCGCCGATCGTGCCTATTGGGCCGCGAACGTCGCCGGCTTGGATGATCCCAGCTTGCTCCGGTTCATAGACGCCTGCGAGAAGCGCCGCGCCAAGTATGACACCGCCCTGCGCGCGGCCATGACGGAAGCCGCCTTGCGGCGGCTAGTTATAAAAAAGGACGGCGCCGAGGCGCCGCCCAAGTCTAGCAGAGGGAGGGAAACGGCTTGACCATACGGAAAACGTCACCGGAGGTCAAGGCCATGATCGAAAAGCTATGGTTCGAGCGCGAGGAACTGATCCTGCAACAGCGCGCCAAGTACCCGACCGCGGCCATCCTGGCCGCCGTCGCCAAGGCGCACGGGCTGGACGTCGAGACGCTACGCTCCAAGGCGCGCCCGCGTCACGTCTCGCTGGCACGCCACCACGCGGTCTGGGAGATGCGCTGCCGGCGGTTCGATCTGGGCTTCTCGCAGATCGCCGCCGAGTTGTGCCGCGACGACCACACGACGGCGCTGCACTCCTACCAGACCTTTTGCAAGGCCGTGGCACAAGACCATTACCGCGCCGAACGCGCTCTGGTGGCCGACATATTGGAGGGCAAGGAATGACCTGGAACGAACTGAAGGAACGCCTACGCAACCTGTTGAACGCATTGGGAGGACGTCATGGCTGACATTGTGGAGAGGCTGCGCGGACTTGCAGACCTGTTTGAAGCTGGCGATGCCCCGCGCCATCTTGTGCTGCACATGCGTGCGGGGGCGGATGAGATAGACCGCCTTCGTGCTGGCGGCTGCGCGAGGGATCAGGGCACGACGCAGTATTGCGCGGAGGCGGCGAAGCTGGCGGCTGAGAACGAGCGCCTGCGGGCGGCGCTGGAACGTATGTTGCTGGAATTTGATTTCATGGTCGAGAGCGGCGTCATTTCAGATGTGCGAAACGATATAATCTTTGTTGAAGCCCGCGCCGCGCTGGAGGGCCGCACATGATCGACAAGAACAAGCAATACCGCACTAGGGATGGCCGTGAGGTCCGCATCTATGCGACTGATGGCGTTGGTAGCCATCCAGTTCATGGCGCTATCAAAAACCCCGATGGCTGGCGTCAGGCTACGTGGATGCGTGATGGCTACTGGGCTTCTGTGGACATGGGTTCCGACCTCATTGAGGTGAAGCCCCGCATCAAGCGCGAGGTGTGGGTGAATGTGTATGAAGGCGAACAGCAAGCTATGTCGTGGCTGTTCATTAACAGGAACTTGGCGGATAGCGCCGCCGCGTCTTGCAAAGAGGAACGCATCGCCTGTGTGAAGCTCACGATTGACTGCGAGGAAGGGGAGGGCTTGTGATGATTGTCAAAGATGCTGAAGCGCCTGAGTATGAATGCCCGCAGGCGATAATATCAGATAACTACGTTTACTGTCGCGGCTCCCGCTGTATGGCGTGGCGGTGGGCTCCGGTGGATGTCGTGCGTTATGCGGATGACAAGTTCGCTCCTGCGGCTGAATGGATTGAACGCGTACCATCCACCACTCACGGCTACTGCGGCCTTGCGGGGAGGCCGTGATGAGATGGCTCAAACGCATGTGGTGCGGGTTAAAAGGCCACAAGGGTATTCATATACATCCGCAACAAATGATTGGGCGGTGTAAATTTTGCGGGGCTTCCGTCAACCTAAACCCGTGGAGGCCGTGATGATCGACGCCAAACAGATACCGGATGAGGTGGTGGAGGCGGCGCGCGCTGCGTATCGTGACGGGTTTGAACAGTTGGACAGCCACGAAGAAATAATGCGCGCATCCATCGCCGCCGCCCTGTCGGCGTGGCCGGGGATACGGATGATGGTGGACATAGACACCGGGGATGACAGTGCATTGAAACTCCCCCTGCCGCAGGAGGCGAGCGATGAGTGAGCGCATTGTTTTAGATATGATCCCGCCTGACTGGGACGGAATGCCTTATAGTGTGGTCAGCGAAATGAAGCATGTGCTGGCTTCTATGGCAGATCACGGCACTGGCATAGACAGTGGCACAATGAATGGGCAAGCGCATCTGTGGATTACGATAGGCGGCGTTGAATACTTTGTTATGGTCGAAAAGTCTTCAGGGGGATCGAAAAACAATCCATTAGTGCCGCAGGAGGCGAGCGATGAGTGACGATCTGGTGGAACGCGTGGCGCGGGCGATGCTGAAAACCCAAGGCGCAAGTTTTGAGGCGGTGCCGGAACACGTCCGCATCATGGCGAAAGATTATGCCCGCGCCGCCATCGCCGTGGTGCTGGAGGAGGCGGCGAAGGTGGCTGATGCGATTGAAAGTGAAACGTGGCGCTTGCCGCTCTCATCACGGGGGGGCAGCGAAGCATGATCTACCTCGCCGCCCTTGTGCTGGCCGCCGTGCTGGCCGCCTGGCTCGACCTGTAACCTACTTCACCAGCTTCAAACCCGGCTCCGGCGCCTGTTCGACCATGCGCCGGAGATCGCTTTTTGAATAGGTCCGCATCATGTCCGGCCGTGCCCAGATGTTCTTTTTCGTCTGATAGTCCGTAGACTTGACGGCGCCCAAGTCCTCCCAGCCGGCTTCCTTCAATGCGTGCAGGATCGCCGCAATCGGAATTTTCACGCCGCCCGGCGCCCCCTGCTGGAGCGTGTTCGCCAGCTTGTGCCATGGGGCCGCCACGACACCCGCGGCAAACTCCCGCGACGGCGCCATGATCTGCTCCACGATGTAGCTTTCCGCCATGCTGCGGCCGTTCTCGATGAGGCGCGAGCGGTAATCTGTCCACGGCGGCATGGCGGCCGGATTGAACGCCGACACGTCACGATCGCGCAGCCAGCGCGCTACCTGGACCATGCCGCCGCCGGTCTTGTACCACGTCCACAACCGCAGTGCATCCGCCGGCGCCATCCGCGGCGCATGGCTCCAGACGCAGAACCAACGGCGGTCCTGCGTCGGCAGCGTGATCGGCACCGGGTCATTCGTGAACGCCAGCACGAACAGGCGGTTTGCCATGTCGTAAGGGTGCATTCCCTTGCGCTCGATGGACAGCATGTCCGGCGGCGCGGCGATGATCGGCTTCAGCTTGTTGGACAGCGCGCGGCGCTCTTTGGCCTCCGGTTCCTTCAACTCGTTCAGGATCAGGATTTCGCTTTCCAGCGCATAACCCCAACGCGAATTGATCCCGTCCGCATCCACCAGACCACGGTTACGCAAGCCGGGACCGCACACGGCCCAAATGAACGGCGCCCATAGGCTATCTTTGCCGCAACCCTCATCGCCGCCATGCAGCACCGCGTGGTTGATCTTGATCTCGGGATGCTGGACCTTGAACGCCATCACGTCGAAGACATGGTTGCGCTCGACCGGATCAGGGATCAACAGCGCGGCGTGGTCCAGCCACAACGACACGTCGCCAGGCACGACACCGGACACGTCCGGCCGCGCGTTGATCCAGCGGTTGCCGTAGACCTCGCCATCACGCGCCACGAGGATGCTCTCGCCGGCGGCGTAGGTGACACCATGCAGCACCCGCGCGCCCATGGACTGGCGGTTTTCATCAAAGCAGACGCTGGCCTCAATGCGGCGCTGCGAGTGGATCGACTTGCAGTCAACATGACGGAACACCGCGTTGAACGCCGTGCGGGTCATCTCGCGGCGCTCGACCATGTCGAAATAGGTGTCATCCGACACGACATAGGCGAAACGCTTGTACCATGACGCCTTGTCCAGCCGGCCGATCTCCTTGCGGTCAACCTCGGCGATGATCTCGGCCGCCGCATCGGGGAACGCCTCAGTGGGCTTGATCGTCTCGGCCACCTTAGCCATGCGCTCGGCGATTAGCTCCTCGCGGAAGCCCGGCGTGACCTTCGGCCCGCCTTGCTCGGCGACCCATGCAAGAAATGCATTGCTGTCGAGGTGCTGACAGTGCCCGTGATAACAACAGAAGGCGCGGTTGACGGGCGAATAGCGGCCTTCCGGGTTGCCGTCCGTATGCTCGGCGCTGTTGGGGCAGACGATGCCGCACCAGCCCTCATTGTTGACGCGGGACAGTACCATGCCGCCGTCGTTCAGCCACTTGAGGACGCTGTCACTGCCGGTGTCCCTGATCTTGATCGACTGGATGCTGCCGCCTTCCGGCTCGCCCGGCACCACGTCGAGGGCTTTGCAGATGTCCTCTAGCGTGTATTCGCGGCCGGGATGGAACTCGACCAGCCGCGCCTTGAAGTTGTCGCGGCCCAGCTTCAGGTTGACGCTGCCTGGCAAGCGGCAGTTGCGCACGGGGTTGATGGCGCCGGGATCGGTGTAGCCGGCTTCAGCGATGGCGGTGATGGCCGCCGCGAACTCGCCCTTGGTTGGCTGTTCCTTGAATGCGTAACCCCACTGGAACGACCCCGGCGACGTCTCCATGATCCACGTCGGGTCAAGCGGCGGCACCTTGGACTTGGTGCCAATGTCGTCCAGCATCATGAATAGGACGTACTCGATGTTCTCGCGCTTGGCTGACGGCTTGCCACTTGCGAAGCGGTCGATGATGTAGCTGCCGGTGTTGACGTACCAAGCCTCGTCATCCTTGCGCTTGTGCGTCGGCAGGAAGGCTGGGAAAGTTGCCTTCGGCGCGCCGTCTGCGTGGTACTGGATTTCGCCGTTGACGTGGCGCGGTGTCTGGCGAACGATAAGGGCTGTTTCGCCTTTCGGGGCCAGCCCGACAATGTAGTCTAAGAAGTCCATGTTTCCCGTCCTGCGTTAATTCAAAGTTGGCGGAATGCGATAGCCTTATGGACGGGCCGCACACGTATCCGCACGCGGTTGCCGTCATTGCCGGACTTCACAACCCAACCTTCGCGCTTCTTGCCGACGATCACGCCGACGTGATTGCGCCAGACCACGATGGCACCGATCTTGGGGCGCGTCGGTTTTCCGATCTTCGCCCAGTTCTGTGCGCGCCACAAGTCCTTGCGGCCTGGCATACCGAAGTAATGCGCGAGGTAACAACCACACCATTTCGACGGACAACCTTTCGGCTGCCCCGGTTCACGCGCTATCGCAGGGGTCGGCGTGCTGGTGAGGATGAGGGATGCCAGCACGCCTATAAGAGCCTGTGTTAGTGTGTGTCGAACTGTTCGGCGGTCGTCGCTCCGTCCAAGCCACAGACCCGCTGCGGCGCCGGATGCCTGCACTGCGCAGGAATTACTCATGGGCTTATCCTTTCCCATATCGGTTCATGATCGTGGCCTCGGCGCCCAGTGGCAGACCCTTGGCCCATGCAGGAGGCGTGGACATGACGCGCTGCATCTCTGCTAATGCCTCTTCAGGCTGATCCGTCTCTACGACGATTTCGTCGTGGATGTGCAGCACCACGTCAGGAAGAACTCGGAGAGCGGCGCGGAGGATGTCGGCTGCGGTGGCTTGAGTGATGTTTTCGCAGGCCAGTCCCTTCCATAGCCTGGCCCGCGGCCATTCTTTCGCATCCGACGACGGCTTCCAACTCGCCTTGGCATAGGTCACCCCATCTTCGTCAATCCGGGCGAAAGGGTAACAAAGGATGCGGCCTGATGGCAAGGCGTACCAGAGGTGGCAACCGTCGTAGTAATATGTAACACGACCCGCTACAAATTCAGTGTGCGGATGACGGATGGCGCGAGTGTAGGCAATCTCCAAGTCTTGCCAGTAGGGCACGCTCCACGGATTGGCGCGGCGCCATGCGTCCACCATCTTGCGGGCCTCGCTCTCCGGCATGGACAGGCCATAGACGCGGCCCATGGCAGCGAAGGCCCCCACACCGCCGGCAAATCCGCAGGCGAGTTCCTGAACTTTCCCGACCTGGCGCTGGTCCTTGGTGACCTCCTCGACGCTGCACCTGAACGTCGCCGCAGCGTTGACCTTGTAGACGTCGGCGCCATCGCGGAACAACGCCAGCTTAGGCTCGCCGGCCTCGCCGCTGCACCACGGCGTGACGCGCGCCTCGATGGAGGACCAGTCAGCCACCACGAACGACTTGCCGGGTGCCGGGATCAGCGACGGCCGCAACATGCCCTTCAGCACGTCGGTGACGCGCTTGCCGTATTGCGGCACGATCTGGTGCCCGCGCACCATGGCGTGACGGACTAATTCAGGGTCGTCGGCGCACTTCCGGGGATAATTGTGGCACTGAAGCCCATAAGAACTATTGTGATGTATCAGTCCTTGAGCAACGTAACTAGCATCTCCTTCAACTGAGATGTCCCAAACTCCCTTTTCTCCCAAGCATACAATTTCTGTATTTTCTGTGAGTGTAACAACTGATGCCCACGCCGGGTCACAATCGCCAAGTTGTCTAGCGAGTTGTTCGTTTTGTTGCTGTCGATATGATGGATTTCCCAGCCATCCGGCCACGTCTGCAAGCCCAACGCTGTCATCAGTACTAATCGATGCTCCGGCGCATATGTGTTGTCGCCAGTCCAGAGATACCGGTATCCGTCTTTCAGGATCGCTTCCACCTGACGGCGCGCTCCAAACATAGGGTTCTTCGCGCCCATCTTCGATTTCGAATAGTTCCCCACTTTCAAAATACGCAACAACTTCGGGTCTACCGTTTCGCGCACGATTGCCGAGACAGTCGCATGGGTCTGTCCGGTCTGCCGCGCCACTTCGGCCATCGTAGGCCACGGCGGCGAGGTAAACAGCATTGTCACCTGATTGCGGATTTCCTTGTTCCTTATTGCGGATAAGCTCTTCGACACGGGTCCACCCTTTGTTGGTCAAGATTGCATGGTCTGCGGTGCAATCTACCCAGCCGCCAGCCGCAGTCTTTACGCGGTACATGATCTGTCGGCCTTTATAGATCACACGGGACACTTTACAGAATTGTCCCGTATGTGTCAAAACTTTCTCGCCTATAGCTAGTGCAGAGATGGGTCGTTGGCCGTATTCACTGTGGACAAGTGTATTTGCTGCGACGCATGCTCGGCCCGTAGCTGAACCGCCAGCGTATACAAACGCACCCCGGACGCGACCGTCTTGATCATCGCTAAGCGCCGCGGCTCGCTCAAACTTCGCCACGGACGATGCCCACACATCGTCCGCGCACTGCACCACCTCTGCGACTTCCGTGGGGACTTCATCCGGGTTCTCCATGTTCAACAGATTGGCGCGCACCGCCTTGTCGATGCTAACCTTTGGCTCGCCATCTTTCCAGAGGGTCATCAGCCGCTTGGCCTCAGGGCCGACGCGCTCATAGACCCATTCGCGCATCCGGGGGCTGCGCACGCTGGCGAGGCCGGTGATCTCGCGGAAGATCGTTTCAATCTCGCTCACCTCCTGCGCAGCGTATTTGATTGCGGCGCGCGCGAGCGCCACGTCCAGCAGCACGCCGCGGTCGTTGATGCGCTCGTTGACG